GTTTCCCAGTCACGATCGGGGGGAGACCAATAATAATCATACCGTGTCTGCTTCAAAAAATGTTTCGGAATACCTTGCTGATAAGTCAAATCCGCACGTACCGACATAAAACCAACAACAAAACCGTGCTCTACAAACGACTTCGTAAAACCGTGATTACTCGCAAGAGCAGTACCAAAACCACCTAAATCACCAAGAAAATTAACAGCAGCATTAGTCGTAGACGCCACAGGCGTAATATTAACAGGCGTAGTACCACCGCCTAAAAACTCGGGACGATAAGAAACATCGTAAAACGATACACCAAAATGATTACGAACCAACTCAGAATAACGAGTACCACCACGAGCATCACGCTCAAGTAACTTCTGCACTTGAAACGCTTCACGCAAATCATTAACTGTAGCCGCAGTAGCATTGGTCAAATCAGTCAACAAACTATCTTGAGGGTCTAAGCGAACAGTAAAACCAGTTGTATTATCACGTAAATTACCAGCAGCATTCGAAGCAAGATCATTAGTCGTAGTAATGAGACTATTATCAGTATCTCGACGCACCTGCATAGCCTGAGTATTAGTTGTATCCAAATACACTTGAGCAGATGTACCCAAAGGAATCGTTACAGCATCACCTTTCTGAGGCGCAGTCAATGCACTTGTAAAATAATCATGTCGTTTACCACGACGCAACAAATAATAATTAGCAGAATCATCAGGTCCATCATCAGTATCAACCGTCAAAGAATTCTGTAAATTCTGATCTCGAAACCACTCATTCCATATCAAATTAATTCCACGGTTATAAATCGAATTAACACGCATAGGATTACCAATCGGCAAACCCATATAATCATAAATACTACCTTCAGTCGGAGTGAAATCATTAAACTGCGGAATAGTATAATCGATAGAATCACCGGGATTAACTTGCTCACCAAAAAACTTACGTGCGTTATCCCATACCAAACGAAGAGGAACAAAAAAGAAATGCGTATCCAAATACATATTATCCATAATTGGGACAATAGGCGTATTCAAACGCGCAAAAATAGTAGCACTCAAATTAAAAGTATCACCGGGTATAACATCATCGATAAAAAACGGAATCAAATAACCGGCATCCATAGTCGTCTTATAACCACAGGAACGATCAAAACTCGAACGAGGAGCCTCAATACTGGGCGCACGACTAAAACTATGATTCATTACTGATTGCATATCACTTTACCTCATACATATGATTAACATTATAAGATACCCATGCCTCTAGATATTCATCGGGGTACAAGGCTATCATTCGACGCATCCGAGCATTAATCTTTCCATGGTGTTCGAGCATTAACTCGAACCAAATCTGTACAAACAACTGCATTGCATAACTCTTCATAGTGACTCTCCTATGATAGAAAGACATCCGTGTCTAACAAATCGTCCTACTCTGCTTGCTCTTTCAACATCGCTGGAACCTCCTCTCCATCTTCATCAGTATATTCAGGCAACTGATTTTGTAACCGATTATAGACCTCAAGACCACGCGAAATAACAACCGGCGTTTCTGGCACCAGGACACCAGTAACATCGTCAAACAAACCGATACGCTTTAACTCCAAATCACGCATATGAGGATTATCCAGACAAGCATGTTCAAAATCACGCACGGCACTACCATCATTAATCGACACAAACGGACGGTTATGCACAGCCGGGACAACATCATAAATAGAATAAACAAATAATCTCATCAGAGACTCCTTTTTAACATTGAAAATTGAGCTTCTTTCACTTTTTCACGCTGGCCAAGACGAAGCTCAGTATTCTCAGCAAACGCTTTCGACATCGACAACTCTCTACCTGCTTTTATATCATCATACATCATTGGATCAATTGATTCGAGGTACAAATCGTAATACCTAGGAGGTCGCATACGTACTCCGCGTATAGTTGTGAAATCCTTTGGATAACAATCTCGGGTATAAGCAGATATCCAATCACGACCGATACCAGGACGACGCGACATAGTTGAGTATTCAGGCAAGACTTCAATAATTTCTCCCGTAAAGGCATTAACTCGCTCATAATGTTTAAGATCTGTTTTTTCATCAATCTTTTCCTTTAACGGGCCGTTAATCTTTTTCATACAATAGCGTGCAACATAAGCCGCAGACTCAAATGTAACGCTACCAACAGTAACAAAACCGTGACCCCAGATACGCTCCAAGGTCGGACTTGTGTAGATTGGTTCACCAGATGGCGAATCGAATAAATACATCCAGTCGTCGAAATTATGACCAAAAATAACGGCATGATAATGAGGCCGATTGTTAGCATCACCATATTCTCCACAATGATAGAAACGAATTTCTTTACCAGGGAAAGCGCGTCTATAACGCTTCATGAATTTTTGAAAATCCGACTTGATCAGACCACAGTCGGGAGGCAAATTCTCAGGATTGTAAGTCAGTGTAATAAAACAATTATCATCATGCATCGAAGCTTCATGTACACAACGCATAGCCCATTGACGGGACCGCTCTAAACGACAACCAATACACTGACCACAAGGCAACTCAAGAGAACGCCCGGAACCATCATCATGAAACTGTATCAAGCCACCGGGCATCCTATACGCCTGCAATGGATGGAAGCAGGCCATTTACAAACGGGTACCGCCACGCATCGGGCGAGGACCCAAATTCATCCGATTAGTTCGATCAGCCGTACGACGGAACTTACGGGATGAAGAACGTCTATCCATCTTATAACGATTTCTCATAATAAATCCTCCAAAATCAATAACTTACGGACACTTGTCCGGGATAACGAAGAATTAAGCTATATAAATCAATAACTTAATAATAACAAACACCAGGTGTTTTAAACGACACCGATAGTTTAGTACCTTAATCGGTGTCAGTCCACACAGTTACATCAAGTATATGACTGTGTGGATTCGCCCGGAAACTGGGCTCACCCCCGTTGGGGGCTATCAGACGCCCGGAGAGGCGTCAAGAATGGCAATCGCTATCACGATATACCTATACTCGCTCCGCTCAAGCATATCGCGCCAGAGGCGCTCTGGGTCTACATGGAATGAAAAAGGGCGCCACTAAGGACGCCCTTCCGAATCGGTTACCCGCCGATTCTATCCAGCACCTGATTCACCAGGCGGAGTCTCTGGATTCGGTTCTGGTGCATTAACGACCTGCACCTGGACAGGGGTCGACTCTGGTATACGCTGCGCTAAACCCATATCGACCATCCTGTCAGCATTATCGGGGTTATGGACAAAGTCCAGAAACTCCGCAGGGCTATTATGGAATTCCTTACGCACCGCCGCGGGCAACGCGTCAAACGTCTCCTGTGCCTTAGTCACCTTGAGCATTGCTTCCTGAAAATCATTACCGACAACATCATCGAAACGATATGCATCAGACTGCAACAACTGTACATGACGCTGAACCAACGCGGGTCCATGCTTCCGAACAATCTCGTTTATATCACATTCCTTAACGTGGGCCTGTTCAACCAACACCACTTCAGGATTACCAGGATCATCAATAGCCGCCTGACAGTCAATAACAGCACCGGCATACCGTACCAAATTTCCAGATTCATCACGATTATAAAATGACATACATCACCTCAATTTCTAAGCCAAAAAACATCACCACTATGAGTGGGCATACTATTTTCACGCATACGCTTTCGACGTTGCTGATCTTCTAACTTCATTGACTCATACTTGCGTCCAATACTATCGATAGCATCGCCAACTACAGCAGACGCTTTATCATACAACCGCTTAGCGCCTTTAGCACTATTACCCAAAGGCTCAATAATATTTCGAGATGTCTTATCAATCACCTGTTCTTTTTTATCGCGCAAATAATCGATACCTTTAGACACTTCTTCAGTTACTTTTTTCACCGGCTCCTTAATCTGTATAGAGGACCTCAATGCACGTATCTCTTCCAACGTTTTAGCTAACGAAACGGCTGACTGGGCACCAACTAACAATCCTCCTAATTCATTTTGCGCTTCATAGCCATATGCATTTGCTTTAGCAGTCGCACCCATACCTCCGGATGGTGTCGACGCTTCTTGATTAGCTGCCAAAATAGGATTCAAACCTGCAGCCTTGAGATCGGCCTGCTTACGCTGCACCGCAGTACTCGACATGCGCTCCTGAAATTCTCGATTCAACAACGCTTCCGACGCAGAAAAATCACGCGCCTTTGCTGCCTCTTCAACCTCCATAGCATTACGCGCACTTGCAATACGCTCATTAGTTTCGTTAGTGTCCTGCACACCCATATACTGCAGGCCACCACCTACCAATCCAGCTCCAACAGTGCCGGCAATACTTGCCGCACCACCAAAACCTAAAGCTATTCCGTGTATTGACATAGCAAAAACCTCTAAAAGTGATCAATCAAACCTGGCACACCAAATACCGGCATAGGCCGTGCACATCGAAACTGTACCATTGAATCAACAACAAAATGCGGCTCAAGCGGATTCCGTACAACACGATCGATAGGCGGATTCTCTTCAATAAACGTCGCACCTAACGAAGGCAACGATGTAAACTCCTGAGACAAATGCCATACATCCAACGGAGCCGCAGCAGTAGACCGCAACGTGCCTGTTATCATCGAAGGTTTATACCGATACTCTGCATAACGCTCTTGATATCCAAACGCATCTGTATCCGCACCAATATTCTGATGATAAATCTCCTGATTCTGTACAACCTGTTCACCCAGATGAGCAAGTGACGGCCAATAATAATCATACCGTGTCTGCTTCAAAAAATGTTTCGGAATACCTTGCTGATAAGTCAAATCCGCACGTACCGACATAAAACCAACAACAAAACCGTGCTCTACAAACGACTTCGTAAAACCGTGATTACTCGCAAGAGCAGTACCAAAACCACCTAAATCACCAAGAAAATTAACAGCAGCATTGGATCGTGACTGGGAAAC